AACATTACAGACACTGACAACATACCACGGGGGGAAACTTGCACGGGTAACACTGGGGGGAATTTGTCCGGCAAGATTCTATAAATGCAACCGACGAGGCGACATTGTGGGAAGCTGAAGGGGTTTTGATGCGGCGGTGTGTGGTGTGGTGGCATCCTTGGGATCACCGAAAAGATTTCCCCTATGGGGGACGCTAAGGCCACCCCGGGGTACTGGGTACTTGTATGCAATCTCGCCATCAATTTGGGTATTTTGAGTTAATTGTATGACTATGTTTGCAACAGGTTATGTAACCGGGCGTAAGACACAAAAAAACCCCCCGACGGGTATCGGGGGGTATCCTTGTTTGCAACAGGTTATGTAGGGTAGCGGGGTATAGGGTGTATTCCCGGCAGGGTATGCTCTATTGTACTGGTCAAATTCACTGTTGTCAACAAAAAAAGTAAGAAACAGGGTAGCTAAATTTTATTTTTTTCCCGATTTCCCCTTTTTTAAATTAACCCCTTGACACAACCTGTTCAAAAACATACAATAACAAGTGAACGTTGCATTTTTGTTAGCACACAACCACGATCATACCCTCGATAAACTTAAAAAAGGCGTTGTGACTGGCTAAACATGTGCAACATTCCCCTACTTTAACGGAGCAAACCCCCTTTGTACAAGGTTTTTATACTTGTTTGCTCACTTATCAACCCCGACACGTGCCTTGTTGCGACAGATCAAATCAATCTGTACCCAACAATGGAACTGTGCGAGGCCCGTGTAACGCAACTTGCCCACGACATACCGATAAACACTCCGGGATGGACAGTTGTTCGGTACAGATGTGAGCAACAACCCTCGATATAACCAATGAATCTGCTACCCCAACAAAAAAAAGAACGGGAATTGACAGACCAACAGCAACAATTCCTTTCCCTGTTGTTTGAAAACGGGGGGAATGTGACTGCTGCTGCTCTCGACGCCGGATATTCACGAGGATCAGTCGGTTGGTTAAAAAATACCCTTGCCGAAGAGATCGTCGAACGAACAAAATCCCTTCTTGCTACAAACGCCCTCAGAGCCGCCACACGCCTCGTTAACACAATTGACAATCCCCTACCCGAAAGAGGGGACGAACTGCGCTTCAGGGCCGCAGAATCGCTTTTAAACAGGGTTGGACTTGCAAAGCAAGAAACAATCAACCACAACGTCCAAGCAATACACGGCGTTGTCCTGTTACCCCCAAAGAATAGCGACGAAGACGGAGTAACTATCGATGGCTGAACCAAAATGGCTTTTTCGTGCGATGGATCCGTCCACCCCAACGACAGAAAACAACGAAACTGTTCGCACAGTTGACTACGAACAAGACGGAAAAAGGTATATTGCACCAACAATCCGAATGGTTGATGGTGAATTAAAGACATACAGTGTTGAGGAGGCAATAGACCTTGCCATCAAGAACAACGACGCTCTCGAAGTTCCCAGCGGGATGGATCCGTCAGAGTTTTCAAAGTTAATCAGTGAACGTATAGGTACAGCACGTGGAAGACGAGCAACAAACTCCGCCGAAACGTCGCGGTAGACCAAAAAAAGACCCCAACGCCCCCAAAGCCTCGTACAACATATCTCGTGCGGAGCGAGCAAGACGTGAAACCCAAAAAAGAGTTCGCGCTGCAAAGAAACGAGCCGAAAAAACCACCAAAGCAGCAGAGGATAAGCGTCGCTATGCAAGAAAACTTGAACAAACTGCAAGTAAAGTTGAAAAAGCTATTAACGGTACTGGTTCACGGGTGTTGGAACAGTCTGACCTTGATTTATTACCGCCAGCAGTTAGCGAACTTGTTGGTGAAAGCGAAATTGTATTCCGACCCAACCCCGGCCCCCAAGAAGATTTCCTCAGTGCAAGCGAACGAGACGTTCTTTATGGAGGAGCCGCAGGGGGTGGTAAATCGTTTGCTTTACTTGCTGACCCCCTACGTTATTGTAACAATCCCAATCATCGTGGGCTTCTTCTTAGGCGTACTTTGGATGAGCTTACCGAACTAATCGACAAGTCTCGCCAACTCTACCCCAAAGCCTTTCCCGGTGCAAAGTTTCGCGAATCAAAATCCACGTGGGTTTTTCCGTCGGGTGCAACAATTTGGTTTACCTACCTTGACAAAGACAAAGACGTTACCCGTTTTCAAGGTCAAGCCTTCAATTGGATTGGTATCGACGAAATAACTCAATATCCAACGCCGTACGTGTGGGATTATCTTCGTTCTCGTCTTCGTTCGACAGATTCGGAGTTGCAAAAGCACTTGTACATGCGTTGCACAGCCAACCCCGGCGGTGTCGGAGGGTGGTGGGTAAAGAAAACCTACATCGACGGTGTTGAGCCAAACAAACGCTATGCTGCGTTTGACATCGATACCGGAAAACCTTTTGTGTGGCCCCACGGTCACGAAAAAGCAGGTGAGCCGTTGTTCTTTCGCAAGTTTGTTCCGGCACGGTTAACCGACAACCCTTTCCTCATGGCAGATGGTCAATACGAGGCCATGTTGAGGTCGCTCCCAGAAGTCGAACGAAAGCGGCTTCTTGAAGGGGATTGGGATGTGGCAGAGGGAGCAGCCTTTCCCGAATTTTCACGGAGTAGACACGTTGTTGAACCTTTCGATCTTCCAACCAATTGGCCCCGCATTCGTGCAGCCGACTACGGATACGCGAGTCCTTCGTGTGTGCTATGGGGTGCTATTGATTGGGACAACAATATTTGGGTGTATCGAGAACTTTATGTAAAGCACTTGACAGCAGAAGAACTTGCTGATAAAATAATGGAAGTAGAGCAACTCGACCCTCAGCCTCATTACACCGTGCTTGACTCGTCGTGTTGGAACAAAACGGGGTTCGGTCCGTCAATTGCCGAAACAATGATGAGAGCAGGTGTTCGTTGGACACCCTCAGATCGTAACAGGCTACAAGGTAAGATGGAAATACACCGTCGCCTTGCAAACGATCCGTACACAAACGAACCTCGCCTACGTATTTTTTCAAACTGCCAAAACATTATCAAACAAATGGCAGGTATTCCGTTATCTAAAAGCAACAGCGAAGACGTCGATACCAAGTCTGAGGACCACGCATACGACGCACTCCGCTACATGCTAATGACACGTACCAGCGGGTACGCATCCATCCACAAACAACTTGGTGCAATCAAGAATCACGTTCACCAAGTCCAAGATGAAGTATTTGGTTACTGATGGCTATTGATGCAGTAGAATTTGGTAAAAAAGCACAGGCAGGTACTCTTACCGTAGAAGAGGCGATTTCGTACGCTTTAACATACGGTAACCCAACAGATAGCGCACGTAAACGTATCAACGCACTTCGCTCTGGGTTTAAGAATATGGGCTTGGATATAAACATGCCCCTTTCAGATCTCAAGGATACAGCAAACTTGGGATTGTTTAATCGGGAACTTAGCCCAGACAAGTCAAACCGTTTTGGTAACCTTCAGGCTCTTGAGGTAGCTCTTGATCCTGTAATGACAAAGTACAATCTTCGGACAATTCTTGAACCTGCTGAAGATGGCCTAGAGCAGTTACGTTATCCTCTTCTTGCAGGGGGTGAAGGTCTGGCTAAGTCAATTGGTTTGGGCGGCACACAGCGAACAGGTCTTGCTCAAGAACGTCCTATGCAAGGTTTGCTTCCCAAAGCTGACCTTGACGCTATTTACAACACCAATCTTCCCAAGATTGCTGACGAGTTTGGTCAACCCGTTGCTGACTTGATGCTGTATCACAAGTCAACAGCAAATCGTCCTACTCAACTTGTAAACCTCAAAAAAAGTGAAGTCAAGATCACCGACACGGAAGTTACGATCAAAGGTAAAAAACCTCCAAAGGGATCAAAAGATAAAAAGTTTCGTCCAGAACTAACATTCTCTGTTAACAGCCCCGAAGGACGGGCAATCATTAACAGTTACAACACGTCAACCACAGACATGCTGTTTAATGTAACGGAGTCCGAACTTGACGCAGCTTTTAACAAGTACATTTCTCCGAGTCTTGAGCAATACAGCGATGTACTTCCTTTAGCGGATGTAAAAGTTATTGGACCGGACGGGTCTGTAACGCTCACACAAAAGCCTGTTACGACAAAGTCTGCTATTCGCTCTATCGTACCAAAGTATCTTCTTGACGAGTTCAACGTTCCTGCTGAGATTGTACAAGGTGCGATGGGCCACAAAGACACATCCATTCTTGCGACAAACTACGCAGGATCTCGCCCTACAAAAGACATTCCTCTTCTTCTTTCGGATCCAACCCAATTCAGTTCGACAGGTTTTGCCGGATCTGGACTTGCAGGATTCAACATCTATAGTGCTATGTCCGAAGAACAAAGGGCTGCGCTAGGAGATCAAGAATTTAAAAAACTAATGGCAGCAGGTACGGTCGAAGAAGCCGAAAAGTATGCTCAACTTGCTAATATTGATCCAGAGGTAGTAAAAAAGGGTATTGCTGTACAAGCAGAGATCGACATCTTTCGCGCACAACAAGAAGCAGCAGTCATAGCCGCAAAGACCGAAGCAAGACGAACAGCTAAAAAAGATATCAAGGTTGAAAGCGGCGCATCCTTGTTTGACGAACTTGTTCAGATGGGTAAACCAACCAAACTTGGTCTGGGTATACTTGCGGCGGGTACTACTGCTCTTAAACAAGTTCCGGTTGTTGGCGGTGTTATGGAAGCACAAGCAGCACGTCTTGAAGGAGCTTCGATGCAAGAATCCCTACTGCGAGGAGCAGGAGAGGCTTTACTTCCAATTACCCCCGGTGATATTCAAACGATGGAAGGAGCAGTTGGTGCAGTGGGCAGCCAAATGCAAGAACTGATGGAAAGCCCACAACCAGAGTACCCCAAAGGTGCAACAATCCAACAACAGTTGCAAGGATTGTTAGGCATGGGCGGGGGATTTAGTTTTAATTAACAACCTAATTTAAGGGAGCAACACAATGCCAATGAACAATTACAATTACGGTGCAGCTTACATCATGAATGCTGACAAAACATCCGTCGATGCAAACATGGGTGAAAGCAAACTGTACCGTGAAGGTCTTGAGTTCGATACTCGCGCTAAGACCGACGTTCTTACGGAAGACATGCCAAAAAAGATGACCAAAAAGGCTGTTGATCCGTCCGTCATGAAAATGGCTGAAGAACGCGACTACTAGATCTTAACTTTCTTGAAAGCTCACAATGTCTGATAATTTCCTTGAACCAGCAGATGACACGCCCGTTGTAGTTTACGAACCCAGCGAAGCGATGCCAGCTCTGGCAGAACACATCAAAAAGAAGTTCGAAGACTCTGAAAACGGACGCTATGCTTATGAGCAGCGTTGGTTGAAGGCGTACAAAAACTTTCGTGGCATTTACGACTCGACAACTCAGTATCGTTCATCTGAAAAGTCGAAGGTATTCATTAAGATTACCAAAACTAAAGTGCTGGCTGCGTACGGGCAAATCGTTGACATTTTGTTTTCAAACAAGAAGTTTCCCATTGTTGTGGAGCCAACTCCTGTTCCGGAAGGAATAGCCGAGTTTGCTCATCTTCGCACACCTCTTGATGACATTGTGAATCAAGAACCAACGGATATGTATGGTTTTCCGGGAGACGGTCGTAATCTACCACCCGGAGCAACCCAAGCAACTCCGTTAGATTTTCTTGGGGGTATGCAAAATCGATATAACGGTATGCCTCTTGCAAAAGGTCCATCCCTTATGGGTGAACCCCAGATTAGTCCGGCTCAAAAAGCTGCTCTAAACATGGAAAAGCAAATCCACGACCAGTTGCTTGATACCAGTGCAGTTAATGTCCTTCGCAACGCTATCTTTGAATCCGCCTTGCTTGGATCTGGTATCGTCAAAGGACCGTTTAACTACTACAAGCGAATCCACAAGTGGGAAAAAACAGAGATGGGTCGGCAGTATACGCCGTACGAAAAGATTGTTCCTCGCATCGAACACGTATCTGTTTGGGACTTTCATCCGGATCCATCTGCTACATCGATGGAAGATTGTGAATACGTTATTCAACGCCATCGCATGAATCGCCAACAACTTCGTAGCCTTCTTAGCCACCCCTACTTTTACAAAGATGCAATTGAAAACGCTATTGCAAAAGGGTCAAACTACGAAGACAAATACTACGAAGACACTATTCGAGAAGACGAAACCGAAGCCTACTACCAAGAAAACCGCTTTGAGGTTCTTGAGTATTGGGGTGTTCTTGACGCAAAGTTTGCCCAAGAAGTCGGGATGGATATTGGGGATAACATCGACGAACTGGATCAGGTTCAAGTAAACGTGTGGGTGTGTGGTAACGAAATTCTTCGGTGTGTGATTAACCCGTTTACACCATACCGTATTCCGTATCAAATCTTTCCTTACGAGATCAATCCGTACCAAATTTGGGGCGTTGGTGTAGCCGAAAACATGGAAGATGCCCAAATGCTTATGAACGGACACGTTCGGATGGCTATCGATAACCTTGCCCTTGCGGGTAACCTTGTGTTCGACGTAGACGAAGCCAGCCTTGTGCCGGGTCAAAATATGGATATCTTTCCGGGTAAGATTTTCAGACGTCAGTCAGGTGTTACCGGAACGGCAATTAATGGTCTTAAGTTTCCAAATACGGCTGGTGAAAACATCCAGATGTATCAGATCAGTCGCCAACTGGCTGACGAAGAAACAGGTTTACCATCAATTATGCACGGTCAGACAGGTGTAACAGGTACGGGACGTACTGCTGCAGGACTATCGATGCTTCTTGGTGGTGCTAGTCTGTCTCTTAAAACGGTCATTAAGAACATTGACGATCATTTGTTAAAACCTCTTGGTGAATCGTTATTTCAATGGAACATGCAATTTAACGAAGACTCTCCTGAGATTGAGGGGGATCTTGAAATCAAACCTCGCGGTGTTGCAGCCGTGATGCAAAAAGAGGTTCGCACCCAGCGTCTTACTACCCTGCTGCAAACAGTCAGCAACCCTATGTTAGCTCCGTTTATTAAAATACCAAACTTGATGCGAGAACTGGCAATTGCACAAGATATCGATCCCGACAGTTTGGTAAACGACGTTAGCGAAGCCCAGATTTTTGCAGAGATGTTGAAAGGATTAGCAAATGCTCAACAAGAAGCAAGCCAGCAAGGTCAGCCCACTGGTAACGAACAAGGAAGCATGGGACAGTCTGGAGGAGTACCTCCGGGAGCAAATCCAAATGACGCTTCGGGGGTTGGTGGCGGCACAATCGGAACTGGAAGTGTTCCGGTTGCAGGGGAAGATAACTTCACTGGAGAAACTTAAGGGTCTTAAAGACGACTTTAACGCAGCAATGACTATGAAGGAATCAGATGAGTAGTTATTTATATAATATGATGTATGGATCGGTAGGGTACAATATAGCTCCGTACGTCGTTAATAGGGTTTCACCGTTTGCTGCAATGGCAGGGGCTATGGTTTCTCCTTCTGCACCTGCTACTCCTACTCCGAAACAGTTTGTTCAACAGGCTTTTCCGATGCCCCCCGCCGCACCAGCTGCTCCTTCTGCTTCTACACCTTTAGGTGGTGGCGGTAGGGACGGTCAATTTCCAACAGGTGGAACTACATTTAAAGACGGAGTCATATCTGGTCAAGGTACTCCAGCAGGGGGTGTGACAATTGGTCCCCCTAATCTTGCAACTCCAAATCAGTACGCAGAATCAAGGGCAATAGAGAATGCTTCTATTATGGATCCTTCAACGTACAATGATCTCCTTGCGGGTCAAGTGGGTCTTGCTACCTCTGTGAATCCCAACACAGGTCTTGTAAGTGCTTCTGCCCCCGGTTTTATGGGTTTGATGGGGGCGGGAAGTCTTGGAGTAGTAGCGTCGGCTATGGGTTCGTTTATGCAAAAAAAACAAGAACAAGCCACAACAAATTCAATTAACATCAGTAATACAGAAAACGGAGTTGTCTCCGTAAACGGCATGAACGTTGCTGTTGTTGACGGAAAGTTATATGGAAACATTGGTAATTTGGATTATCTTACCACAAAAAAAGCTGTTTTAAATTATCTTAATCAAAACCCCTATCAAGCTCCGATGCACTCTAACATTATGCAAAACATAATGACAGCTGAAGGAGCGCAGATGGCTGTAGAAGATGTTATGGCGTACTCCTACGCAGAACCGGGAAGAGGCACAGGAAGTGTGATTGGAAGTCAAGGTGGAGACTTTGGTACAGGATCACATGGAGGTGAAAAAGACGGCCCATCTAGTCCCGGAGGAGCAGCTGGAGCCGCAACAGGACCCGGTTCAGGTGCTAGTACAGGTGCAGGTTCTGGTTGGGGTGGCATGGCTTTTGGCGGTCGTGTTGGCATGGCAAACGGTGATTTAGCTCTCAATCCGGGTCAAGCCGGATTTGTTGACGGTCCACCCGAACAGTTTACACCTACTCAAACAGTAGCCGACACTGAAAACGGACAAGTCCAAGAAGGTTCCTTTGTCATCAATGCTCCTGCCGTAGAATTTGCCGGATCAGACGACATTCGCAAGATGATACTTAACGCATATGCTACTGCACGAGAAAAAGGACTTGACATTGGTTTCGGAGATCCTACAATAGATGAAGAGAATGTGGATGTCGCTCTCTCAAAAGGTGAAGTTGTTGTACCCCCTGCTCTTGTAAAAATCATTGGTCTTGATCGTCTCCGTAAAATCAACAATCGTGGAAAACGAGAAGTTGGTGAACGCCAGCAGCAAGCAGCACAAGGCGGCTTTATTAATGGCTATGCAAACGGAGACTTGGTAGGTGATGTGGGAGAAGAGATTCCCTACGAATCAGACATTCCCCTTCCTAAGTCTACCAAAAAGAAATTCAACAAGTTTTTAAAAAGCAAAAAAGACAGAGCCTCTGTCGAACAGCTTATCGATAGTTTAACCGACAAAGAACGTCTTGCTGTTATTGCGTTGGTTGAAACAACTGCAGCCACTGATCCCGTAGAATCAATGGTAGCTGTTGGACAAACTGCAATAAACCGAGCATCAACCAATCGCCCCGACTTTAAAAACGTCAACGACCTGTCTGCTGTCATGAAGCAAAGATCTTCTCGCGGTAGCGGAAGCAGAATGTTTCAGTACGACGGTCTTGAACCCACAAACCTTTCAGAGCGTCTTACAGAAGTCGTAGAAGGACGAGTTCCCGGAGCCGTATCAAAGATCTTTTCGGCTGCTGAAATCCTTACTAGTCCCGAATACGAATTTGATCCTATCTTACCTGAAGACGTAATGTTTTATACAACACCCACCGCTCCTCTTGCTCAAGATTTTGAAAAGAATCCCCTGATGCAGTATTATACAAGCATGGGTGGACATGATTATTATTCTCTGATGGCTGCACCGGAACTCCCGTAAAAAGCCCAGTAGAAGAATTCGTCGGCTACCCGTCCAGCGGCCCCGACACAACCGAAGCGGCTACCCACAGCCATGTGGCCCCGCATGATGAGGTAAATAAAATGGCAACCCAAAAAAAAGTTCGCGGTCATCGCGGAAACAAACCTAACGATTCCTTTGGAACAATCAATAACGCCAATCTCTACAAAGGCAACTATCGAAAAGACGTCTACGAAGACGACGATGACGATACCCCTCAAGATGAAGTAGAAGCATCTGGTGTTGAAACCAATAGCGAAGACGACTCCAACGAAAGTTTTGCAACAACGAAAACTGAGGCTTCTCCGGATCACGATTACAAAAAACGGTATGATGATCTGAAACGTCACTACGATGAGAAGTTAAGGGAATTTCAGCAAAAAGAGGCAGAACTAGAACAACGAGCAAAACAAAAACTGCAGGAAAGTAACGTTCGTTTGCCTAAGACTACCGAAGAGTTGGAAGAGTTCAAAAAACAATATCCGGATGTATACGGGGTTGTAGAAACTGTTGCAGCAATGCAAGCCAGTGAAAGAACCACAGAGTTGCAAAAAGAGATTGAACAGCTTCGTGAAAAGGAAAAGAATCTTCAGGTTCAAACCGCTTATCGAGAACTAAAGAACCTACATCCAGATTTCGACGATTTACGAAAGGATGAAAAGTTCTTAATGTGGCTCCAAGAACAACCAACAAACATCTCAGATGGTATCAATAAAAACAATACGGATGTTAAGTGGGCTGCACGAGTAATTGATCTGTACAAAGTAGATGCAGGAATTACCACAAAACGGAAGAAATCCAGTACGTCTGATGCAGCATCCGCAGTATCGGCCCCACGAGCAAGAGACATTGTCTCAGAAAATGATGGGAACAAGCGTATTTGGAAGGCTTCACAAATCGCCAAAATGAAGCCCCACGAGTTTGAAAAGCTAGAAAGCGAACTGGACTCTGCAAGGGCTGAAGGGCGAATCGATTTTAACAACTAACCTAACCTCAAAAATGGAAGGATAATCCAATGGCTTTTGATAGCGCATCAGGTTATAACAACC